TTGTTCGATTAAGCGTAATTTTTCTCTAGTCATATCTCGGTCAGACTGCATACGTCTTTGCGTATCTTTCATCTTAACCATTGTATCACCAGCATTCTTACGCACTTCATTCTCAACTTGCATCACCTTTGCTTTGACTCCTGATTGTATCAGTTGCCTTTCAAGGGTCTGCCTTATTCCCGCTTGGTCTTTTACTTGTTTCTCAAGCGAAGAAATCTTCTTTTGCATTTGTGCATATAATGACTTTCGTTCAGCAATTTTATCTTTTTGCTTTACATCTGTCTCAGCTAAAACTGCAATATCATCTACTACACCTAGCTTTAATAATTCTTTTAATTCAGATAGATATGCCCACCTGTTAAGTGGCAATGTAGAACCACCAATAATTCGTACATCAAATTTTCCAGCACTATAATCCATAAATTTGCCAATAGCTTCACCCATATCGTTATACATTGGAATATTTAACTGCACTTGTTTTTCTTCAGACATATTATTTGGTTGCACCAATCGGAATACTTTATGTGCCTTATAAACTGCCTGACTATAATCTTTTACAACTTTACCTACTTGCACTAATGCTGGTTCTATAGCTGATTTCATCCATTGTTTTACTCTTCTAGTACCATATTCATCTAAAGCTAACATTCCTCTGTACGTTTCTGATTGTCCTGTTGGATTACCCATAGCTTGGCTAAAAATTCCAGCTAAATATTCCATTTCTCTTTTACCACTTTCTACAATATTTGCAAAGGCATTAGAAAGTTGCATTGGCATAACAGGTTGCGGTGCTTGATAACCACTATTTACTGGAAGTAATGCCCCAGGAGAAGCACTATATTGTTCCCAATAACTTGTATCAATTGCACCTTCTTCATACATCCATCGTAGGCTTGAACCTAATGATGCATTGTGAACCATTAATTGATGTGCTTTGTTAATTTCTTTTTGTTTACCTACAAGTGGCGATACTGCACTCATAGGGAATGGCGTACCAGTCCATTTATATGTGAATGGGATAATCGGGTAGTGTTCACTAGGAAGGTCGCGTTCCTTGATGAACTGGTCGCCAACAGTGCAGGTTAATTTAATAACCTTCTTATAAAATTTTACTGCGTTTGTAATAAATTGTGCAGTTTGTTCATCTTGTAACAAAACGTTATATGCTTTTTCACTAAGCACTTTATTATCTGTTTTTGTCAATGCTAATTGTGCTTCACTCATAAGCTTTGTTGACATTTGTGCTAATTGTGATTCGTTTTGTTTCATTTTCTTTTCAAGCTCTATTGCCATCCTATCAGGCAACATTTGTCCACCATCAACTGCTTGTTGTAATTGATTTTGAACTTCTTGCAACTGTATTTGCATTTCTTTAGATGCTTCTTCTAATTGCACTTCTATTTGCTTTTGAGCATTTTGTAATTCTTCTGGTGACGGAGGTATAGATATAAATACATTATAGAACGCTCTTGATTCTTTTTCAAAACACTCTATATAATCAATAAGTGGAGAATCTCCACCGCTATTGTTGTATGCAGTATTTATATCATTTGTTTGAAAGTCTGCACTTACTATTTCATTAGGTGAATAATTATATTCGCTAAATGTTCCTGTAGCTTTTTTTATCTTAGCAGTATACTCAGGATACATATTAATTAATTGTTCTTTAGGAAGAACTTTTCTACATATCATAAAACTAGCATCACGATACAATGGATCACGAGACTTAGGGTCTATCCATAAATCAAATGAGTTTGGATTTTTAAGTACTACTTCACCCATACCTCTATCTGCATTTGCATCTACATCTACCATTAAATAACCAACGCTTTTGGTAACTGCATCGTTAATAACATTGCTATAGAGGGTAGCACCATCGCTTTGCGACCAAATATAATCTGCAACATCGCTAAACACAGCAGCCACATCACTATCGCTACCCTCTTGAGCAACTGCCTGCCATCGAGGATTATTCGCAGTCGCATAAAAATTTAACATTTCAACTACGGGTATTATCCTGTTTACTGTAAATGTAGGCATTCCTTGCTCTTCAAGAGCTTCAACTTCTTTTTTAGATAATTGATTGTCTAAATAAAAATCGTAGCCTTCTTGATTGACTGTTTCCCAATCAACTCTATGGTCATCATTTAAGGAATCAAATAACGATTTAATTCGATTTGCTTTGTCTTTTTGAGTCAAAGTTATTTATCCTTAAATAAGCCTTCGATTACATCAGCTACTAAATCAACACACTTCTCAAAGAATATTTGTTCTTTTTCTTCAGATACAAAAGGTATGTCAATTTTTTTATTTATTTTACTAGCGAGGTCTTCCTGAAATTCATCAGACTGAACCCACTCAACTGCTTTTTTCCCTAACTCGTCAGCTTGTTGTTCAGCTAACTTTAAGGCGATTAGTTTTAAACTCATCTGTTCTCCTATGCAACAACCCAAGATTTAGGCTTGGGTTTATATTTTGAATATATTCCTTGCTTAGAGACAGTTAGGTTTTTAGGTGGGGATGCATATTTGCATGCGTAGGCTAATGCGTCAATCGTGTCATCATGAGCCATTCTTGGTCCAAAAGTTAACACTTCATGCTCTAAATCAAAATGGGTTTTTCTAATATGTACAGAACCAATTGCAAATCGTTGTGCAAGTATAGTTTGTATTCTATCTAGCTTACTCATTCTTGTTCCTGGCTTTTCTTCACGAAACTTTACACTAAAATCGTTTCGTCTTCTCATTTCGCTACGCAATGCTTGAAATATTGGTTTTGACATTGTTGTGTCTTCAACAACAAATAAATTAGGATTATACTGAGCTTGGAGTTGAAACATATAATCTACGATACCAAGTTTATCTTCTCCTTGTATACCGATCACAGGAAGTCCACGCTTTCGTATATAATCTAAAACATATATATTGTTATGCTCATCTACGCCTACAACAATTAAAACGCTATAGTCGCTATTTGAACGCATACTATCTGTTGCAGGGTCAACACCAGCATATATATTTAAAGGCAACTCTTTACCATTATGATATGCATAAGGTATGCCTGTTTCATCGTCTATAGAAAATTTTGCATCGTGATATCGTAAATGTTTACGATTAAATATAGAATCTTCAGCACTCTGTACTTGCATCATGTATTCTTGATAGAACTTATGAGGCATACCTGAATCTTGATAAAATTTCTTTTTTTCTTCTAGTTTGCTAACAGGAAACCAACTATCCCACAAACTATTACCTTTTTTATCTAATGCAGTATATGTAATAACATTCCATGCAAATTTTCTTTTTTCTTTTTTAGCTTTTTCATTATTCACTAAAAGATTATTAATAAAGCTATCAAAATGCACAGGAGTACCATTGATACGCAAACGACCAGTGTGAGGCTCCAAAGCAGGATAAACAACCGCAGTGATAAGGTTTCCGTTTTTTGCTCTACTTTCTGGAGTAAGTGTATTATTCTCATCTTCAAAATCATCCAATATTATTAGGTCATATCGTTTGTGCAACTTTGCACCACCACGAATGCCTGAGATGTTAGATTTACAGACAAGTTTACATCCATTCTGTAATTCAATATCTTCTTCAGTCCACTTCTTGCCTTTTTGTTGACCGAAGTAATAATGAATCTTTTCGTTAAACTCTAAATGATATTTAACATAATCCATATTGCCTGTTGCAAGTTTTTGAGTAGCAGATACCCATCCATAAAACTGTGGCTCTGAGCAAAAAAGAAAGTCATGGAGTATAGAGGCTTTTGTAAGTACGGTTTTTCCATGACCACGAGGTAATATAATCGCCACCTGTTTATCATTAGGATTATTAATAGTATCTGCTACTTCGTAGTGAAACGGAGGAGTCTCGCTTCGCAAAAAATCATCAGGTAAAAATAGTTTACCAAATGATATTAAATCTTTTTTAGCAAGTTCTAATGCTTCTTCTTGTACGGATATATTATTTATTTTTGTCATTTTTTTCTATCGTACTTAATGGCAATAAAGCTGGAAGATTATTATATAATTTTTCAATTTCTTTATGAGATAAAACAGATTTTAGTTTTGCATATGGAGCAGAACTATTTACAAGATTTTTTTCTAATTTTACAAACCCTCTTGCTAATATTCTTGGGTCTTCATTTAAATTATTTCTTAATTCCATTATAGTTGCATATATCTCTGTTGGCTTTGAATGATAATCATATTTATCTGATGTTAATGTATAATATTTTTTACTTATAGGACTGTATTGTCTTGAGCCTACTCCTATATTTGAACCATCAGATTTTGCACTATTTTTTAATGCTTTTTTCACCATATTCTCAAAATCTCTTCCTAGCATACTTACACCATGTGCAAATTCATGAACTGCAGTTCCTTTCATTATTTGAGTAGGAGTTAATTTTTCAACTTTAGAA